AAGATTTGCGGTGATGCCGAGATTTGCGGTGATGCCAAGATTTGCGGTGATGCCAAGATTTGGGGCAATGCCAAGATTTGGGGCAATGCCGAGATTTGGGGCAATGCCAAGATTTGCGGTGATGCCAAGATTTGCGGTGATGCCAAGATTTGCGGTGATGCCAAGATTTGGGGCAATGCCAAGATTTGCGGTGATGCCAAGATTTGGGGCAATGCCAAGATTTGCGGTGATGCCGAGATTTGCGGTGATGCAAACATCTTTTCAACCAAACACATATTCAATGTGACACCTATTGGTTGCAGTGCAAATTCTTTGACAGTGTTCAGAACCAAAAATTGTGAAATTGCAATCTGTTTTGAATGGGATTTGTATTCCGTTGACGGATTCAAAAGTTTGGTGGCAGCATGGGAAAACAAAGAAAAATCAGTTGCATTGATGGCACTTGATGTTGCATTGGTACATATTGACAAAACACCTGCTGAATCTGAATGGAAACCTTGTCCCTTCTGCGGTGGAACTGCTGAACTTGATTCTAATGCAGACATCATTGTTTGTCAGAAATGTGGTTCATGTTCACCCAAAGAAAATTGGAATGAAAGGGTGTGAAATCATGAGCAGTGCAAGAAATCACAGAATCAGAAGTCACAGAAGCTATAAAAACAAGATTGCAATTTTGGGTTCTTTGGAAAAGAAGTCATACATCAAAGGAAGGACATATCACAAAGGCGGTTTCTTTGCTAAACTTTTGAAACTGTTCAGCAAAGGAAAGTGATTGTCATGGTGAATCTTTTCCCACATCAGACCCTTGCACTTGATGAAACCAAAGACTTCAACCGGGTTGGTTACTTCCTTGATATGGGTCTTGGAAAAACTTATGTTGGTTCTGAAAAAATGTATCACCTGAAGAATGGTATCAATTTATTAGTCTGTCAGAAATCCAAGATTGATGATTGGATTGAACACTTCAAAGAACATTATTCAATGCCTGTTTATAATTTGACCGACAAAGACGATTTTGAAAGGTTTTTTGAAATGACAGAACTTGTTCATGGAATAATTGGTGTCATCAATTATGAACTTACATTCAGGCGGTCAGATTTGCTTGATTTAGAGCATTTCACATTGATGCTTGATGAATCATCTATGATAACCAATCCGACTGCAAAAAGGACAAAATTCATCCATGATTTGAAACCTGACAATGTGATTCTTCTTTCCGGAACACCGACAGGTGGCAAATATGAAAAGTTGTGGTCACAGTTGAAATTGCTTGGATGGAATATCAGCAAAGATTTGTTCTACAAACAATATGTCATTCAGGAATGGATTGATGATGGCAGTGGTTTCAAAATCAAGGTCATAACAGGATATAAAAATGTTGACCGCTTGAAAATGAAGTTGAAACAACATGGTTGTATTTTCATGAAAACAGAAGAAGTGTTTGACCTTCCGGAACAGACTTTCATTCCAATAATGGTCAGAAATACAAGGCAGTTCAGACAGTTCATGAAAAACAGTGTGATTCAGTTATCTGATGATATTGAATTGATTGGTGATACCAAATTGACCAAAAGAATGTATGCAAGACAGTTGTGTGGTCAATATAGCACTGCAAAACTTGAAGCATTTCAAAGTCTTGTTGAAAGCACTGATGACCGCCTGATTGTATTTTACAACTTCAATGAAGAACTGTTCAAAATGAAGGAAATTGTGGAATCCCTTGAAAAACCAATTTCCATTGTAAATGGTTCAATCAGAGATTTGGAAGCATACGAAAATCAAAGTGATTCAGTGACTTTTGTTCAATATCAAGCAGGTGCAAAAGGTTTGAATTTGCAGAAGGCAAACAAAATTGTATATTTTACACTTCCACAAAGTTCAGAAGATTATGAACAGAGCAAGAAAAGGATTCACAGAATTGGTCAAGACAACAAATGTTTTTATTATCTTCTGATGGTGAAAAACAGTGTGGAAGAAGATATTTTGGAAACATTGAAAAATAGAAAGGACTATGATGATGAATTATTCAAAAAATACGAAGAAAAAGTCTGACATCTTGTTCAGAAGGGTTGCCATTTCATGGCTTGTTGTGTTCGTGCTTGGGGTGGTGTTTGGTACAATTATCAGTGCATTATGCATTCCAAAGGATGATGTTTCTGTATCAAAGCATGAATTGATGGTTGCAGAAGCATCAGAGCCGGAAACCATCAGTCTTGGTGAATACAAACTGACTGCATATTGTGCTTGTAAAAAATGTTGTGGAAAAACTGATGGAATTACTGCATCAGGGGTCAAAGCAACAGAAGGAATCACAATTGCTGCTGACACCACTGTTCTTCCATTTGGAACAGAAGTCATCATTGATGGTCATACATACATTGTTCAAGACCGGGGCGGTGCTATTAAAGGAAACAGAATTGATGTGTATTTTGATGACCACAGTGAAGCACTTGATTTTGGTGTTCAGTATAAAGAAATTTATGTGAAAGAAGGTGAACTATTATGATTAAATGCAAAAACAGTTGTCCTTTGGAAAAGTTTGATGGATGTTGTGTTCAATGTGCTGACAGGGAATGTTGCAGTGAAGTGTGTGAACAGGCAGTCAACTATGCAAAATGCGAAGATGCTATTTTTGATGAAGAAAATGCACTTGCAACTTTCCAAAGTCAGCAACTTGCAGTCCTTCAACAGATTGCAACAGTTGTCAACATGAAGAAACAGTGTGAAGAACAGGAAAAAGAACTGAAAGATAAACTGAAACAGGCAATGGAAAAGTATGGTGTGAAGAAATTCACTTCTGATGTTCTTGACATCACCTATGTTGCAGAAACCACATCAACTTCCATTGACAGTGCAAAGTTGAGGAAACTTCATCCGGAAATTGCAGAAGAATGTTCAAAGGTTTCAAAAAAATCATCCTACATCAAGGTTGAAGTGAAAGGGGTGAAGAAGGTATGACACAAAATGTTTTGATTACAATTATCATCTGCATCACAATCATCATTGTGTGTGTTGGTGGAAAAGGAAAGAAGTGATGGCAGATGGCAGCAGAAAAGAACTTTGAAGGAAGGGTCAAAAAATGGCTTGAATCCAAAGGTGTGTATGCACTTGGAACGCCTAAACAGAAAATGACAGTTTCCCCATGCGGATATTATGAAAAAAGATGGGGCGGTGGATATTCCAAAAAGGGTTTGCCTGATATGCACATTGTTGTGAATGCAATCAGTCTTGATGTTGAATTGAAGGCATCAAATGGAAAGCCTTCTGAACTGCAAAAACACAATGTCAAGCAGATAAACAATTCAGAAAGTATTGCAATGATTCTTTATCCGGAAGGGTTTGAACAGTTCAAATTGATTGTGGAAGGGGTGATGGAATGCAGTGGTCACATAGCAAAGTTGAATCATTTGAAAAGTGTCCATACAAGTTCAAAATGCGATATATTGACGGAATAACAACAAATCCCCCAATTGAAGCAGATAATGCACTTGTGATTGGAACTGCACTTCACACAGGAATTGAAAAAGATGTGAAAACTGCAATCAATGAATATTTCATGTCATACCCCATCATTGATGATTCCCATGTGAATGAAGCAATCAAATTGGAAAATCTTATTCCAAAGGCAAAAGCGGTGTTGCCTTCCGGTGAATATGAAGTTGAAATCAAAGATGATGATTTTCACGGATTTATTGACCTTCTAACACCTGCAACAGTGTTTGAAAGGGGTGTTGAACTTCCAAATGTTTATGACATCTATGATTTCAAATATTCAAACAATGTGAATCATTACAAGGATTCAAGACAATTGCACTTATACAAGTATTTCTTTGAAAAGTGCAATCCCGGAAAGAAAATCCGCAATCTGTATTTCTTATTTGTTCCCAAAGTGAACATCAAACAGAAAAAGACAGAAGATTTGCAAGAATTCAGAAACCGCATCAGGTCTGAACTTGCAAAAGTTGATGTCAAAGTTGAACAGATTGAATTTGACCACAACAAAGTCATTGATTGGTTGTTGCAGGTCAAGAAAATCAATGAAAAAGCAGATTTTGAACAAAATCAAGGTTGGTTTTGTAGATACTGCGAATTTGAAGAATTTTGTATGAAAGGTTGGAACTATTTTATGAATTTACCGAAAAATGAAAGAAGAAACATTGAAAAGGTTGAAAAAAGGGTTATGTGGATTTATGGTGTCCCCTTCTGCGGAAAGACCACATTTGCAAATGGATTTCCGGACCCTTTGATGCTGAACACAGATGGAAACATCAAATTTGTTGATGCACCATACATCAGAATTAAAGATGAAATCAAGGTGGAAGGTCGCATGACCAAAAAGACCCTTGCATGGCAAATTTTCAAAGATGTCATTGAAGAACTTGAAAAGAAGGACAACACCTTCAAAACCATCATTGTTGACCTTGTGGAAGATTTATATGAATATTGCAGATTATTCATGTATGACCAAATGGGAATCAAGCACGAATCTGATGATTCCTTCAAGGCATGGGATATGGTCAGGGGCGAATTCCTGAATACACTGAAAAGATTGATGGCACTTGATTATGAAAATATTATTTTGATTTCTCATGAAGATACTTCCAAGGACATCACAAAAAAGGGCGGTGACAAAATCACTGCAATCAAACCCAATATGCAGGACAAGGTTGCTTTGAAGGTTGCAGGAATGGTGGACATTGTTGCAAGAATTGTTGCAGATGGTGATGTCAGAACATTCAACTTCAAATCCAATGAAGTCATTTTTGGTGGTGGCAGATTGAAAACAGATGCACAGGATATTGCACTTGATGTCAATGAACTGTTCAAGGTATATGATGAAGCAAACAGAAATGCAGTCAGGAATGCACAGGACACTGTTTCTGATGGTGGCAATATAAATTCATCAAATACAGTTGAAAGTCCGTCAGAAGCAGAAAATGAGCCTTCACAGGGCAAAAGAACAGGCAGAAGAAAAAAGGAAGATGGTGAATTGAAAGCTGCTATTGCAGAAGAAACCGCATCTGACACTGTTGAACAGTCAGATGGTGAAGATTCAACCCCTTCTGATGAACCCCCTTCCAATGGGGAACCGGTTGAAAAACCGAGAACGAGAAAAACAAGAAGAACAACAAATGAAGAATAATATTTTGAAAGGTTAAAAAGGTGATTAAAATGGCAGAAAATACAAACATGAATGCATGGGATAAGTTCGACAATGCAATTGACACAAAAGGTCTTGCAGAAGATGTGAAAGAAGCAGCAGAAAATGGACAAACATTCAGGGAAGTTCCACATGGTGATTATGAAGTTGCAGTTGATAAATTGGAACTGATTGCATCTTCCAAAGGTGACCCAATGGTTAGTATTTGGTTCAAAATTCTTGCCGGTGATTTCAAGGGTTCAAGAATCTTCATGAATCAGGTTATCACACAGGGATTTCAGATTCACATTGTCAATGAACTTCTGCGAAGTATGGACACAGGTGTTGAAATTGAATTTGTTACATACAAACAGTATGGCAATCTTCTGATGGATGTTATGGAAGCAATTGATGGCAACCTTGAATTTGCCCTTTCTTATAAAGAAGGTAAGAAGGGATTCGGCACATACGAAATCACAGAAGTTTTTGAAGTGGAATAATCGGTGAAGGTATCAAAGGGGGATTTTCCTTCCCCCTTTGAAATCTAACAGAAAGGAAGGTGAATGAAAAATGCTTTTTTATGACTTTGAAGTTTTCAAGGAAGATTGGTTGGTTGTCATCATGGATATGACCAAAAAATGTGAACATATCATTGTCAATGACCCTGACAAACTTCAAAGGGTGTATGAAGAAAACATCAATGACATTTGGGTTGGATTCAATTCAAGACATTATGACCAATACATTTTGAAAGGCATTCTTTGCGGTTTTGACCCCAAAAAAATCAATGATTATATCATTGTCAAGGGCAATCCCGGATGGAAGTTCAGCAGTCTTTTCAGAGATATTCCACTAATCAATTATGATGTTATGTTGGGAACTGACAGGGGTTTGAAATCCTTTGAAGGTTTTATGGGAAACAATATCAAGGAAACATCTGTTCCTTTCGACATTGACCGAAAACTGACAGAAGATGAAATTGAACAAACCATCTTCTATTGCAGACATGATGTTCAACAGACCATTGAAGTTTTTATCAGAAGGGTTGATGAATTCAACACAATGATGTTTTTCATCAAGCACTTCAAATTGCCCTTGTCATCATTGTCAAAGACCAAAGCACAACTTGCAGCGGAAATTCTTGGTGGAAATCACAAGGGAAAAACCTTTGATGATGAATTCCAATTCCCAATTTTGGATTGTCTTGATTTGAAGAAATACAAATTCATTGCTGATTGGTATAAAAACCCTGAAAATCATGACTATGAGAAATCGCAAGATGGTGTGATGGTTGCAGGTGTAGAACATACCTTTTCATGGGGCGGTGGACATGGTGCAAGACCAAAATATCATGCCAAAGGTGATTTTCTGATTATTGATGTTACCGCATACTACCCTTCACTTCAAGAAAAATATAAATTTGGTTATAGGGTCATGGACAATCCTGAAAACTTTGAATTTATTCACAGAAGCAATATTGAGTTCAAAAGGAAAGGTGATAAAAAAGCAAGATTGCCTTTCAAAATTATGGACAATGCAATTTCCGGACAGATGAAACAAAAGGGGTCTGCATTATATGACCCAATGTCAAACAATAGTATTTGCATCAATGGTCAATTGTTGTTGCTTGACTTGATTGAACATCTTGAACCACACATTGAATGCTTGGTTCAAAACAATACAGATGGTATTGCCATCAAATTGAAAGACTATGAACATGATTTTGATGTGATTGATGATATTGTTGCAGAATGGGAATGCAGAACAGGAATGAAGATGGATTTTGAAACCTTCTTTGGTGAAATCTTTCAAAAGGATGTCAACAATTATATGTTGATTGACCGGGAAACCGGTGCAATGAAGGTCAAAGGTGCATATATCAAGAAACTTTCTGATTTGGACTATGATTTGCCTATTTTGAACAAAGCACTTGTTGAATACATGGTGAATGGTGTTCCGGTGGAACAGACCATCAATGAATGTGATGATTTGAAGGAATTTCAGTTGGTGTCCAAGATTTCTAATAAATACAGTCACATTCTTCATGGTGACAAACCAATCAAAGAAAAGTGCATCAGGGTATTTGCATCAAAGAACACACATGATGCAGGTGTCAAAAAGGTTAGCATCAGAACCGGAAAACCTGAAAAACTTCAAAACAGTCCACTGCATTGTTTTATTTACAATGAAGAAGTCAATGGTGTGAAAGTTCCGGGAAAACTTGACAAACAGTGGTACATAGATTTTGCAATAAAAAGATTGAAAGATTTTGGGGTGATATAGTGGAAAAATTAAGAATTGAATGGAATGACAAAACAAAAGGATTCATGGAATTGAATGTTTCTGAATTCTTCCCTTGCACCCTGAAAACTGCTGAAAAAGTTTTTCAACTGATGGTGCGATATTGTCCGGAAAAGTTTGGTGAATTGTTGGAATATTTGAATCAGCAAAGAAACGATTCTTTTATGACCGGGAAGGAAAACCACAAAAAATTCCTTGAAGCACATCAAAAGGTCATTGATTTGAAAAGATTGGTTGAAACAAAGAAACACCCAATTGGAACATATCTGACGGAAAGTGAATATTCACAGGCAAAAGCGGATTTGAAATCATGGACACAATCCAAAAGGACTTTTGTGACCATATCAAAAAAGATGTCAAGCAAAGTTCAAAGGTTTGACCGAAATATTAAACTAATTGAAAAGTATATGAAGGGAAGGTGATTGAAATGTTTTTCAAAGGTTATATCATAACACAGGATAAAAAGTCCATTGAAAAATTCAAAAATAGAACTGATTTCAAGACCTTGGAACAGGTGCAGTCACTTCCTGAATATGCAGGTGTTCTTGCATCTGATGCAATCTTGATTGATGTTGATGACATGGAACAGTCAAAAATTCTGTTGGATATTTGTGAAGCTGAAAATGTCAGATGTAAAGTTTTACAGAGCAGGTCCGGAATGCACTTTCTTTTCAAGAATAGCAAGATTGAAAAGTGTTACACCAAAACAACCCTTGCTTGTGGACTGCGAAACATAGACATTAAATCAGGATGCAGAAATTCCATTGAAGTGTTGAAGATTGAAAACAAGGAAAGAAAAGTGTTATATGACATTTTGGAAGATGAAGAATATCAGGAAATTCCAAAATGGTTGTTTCCGTTGAAGTGTAGCACTGAATTTCTTGATATGGATGCAGGTTCAGGAAGGAATCAGGCACTATTCAATTATATTCTGACCCTTCAAAGCAATGATTTCAGTGTTGAAGAAGCAAGAAAAACAATTGAAATCATCAACAAATTTGTCTTGAAAGAACCATTGTCAGAAAATGAACTTGAAGTGATTCTTCGTGATGATGCATTCAAAAAACCTGTTTTCTATAAAGGCAGTACATTTCTTTTTGATAAGTTTGCAACCTACATAAAAAACAATAATCACATCATCAAAGTCAATGGTCAGTTGCACTTGTTCAAGGATGGTGTGTATGTTTCCGGTCAGGAAGAAATTGAATCTGTAATGATAAAACACATCAGTGGTCTTTCTAATGCAAAGCGGTCAGAAGTTTTGAAATATCTGAATTTGTTATTGTTGCAAAACACTGAACCTGCACCTGCACATTTGATTGCATTCAGAAATGGAATCTATGACATTTTAGAAGATGAATTGAAACCATTTTCACCAAATGTTGTGATTACAAACCGCATCCCTTGGGACTACAACCCAAATGCATATTCTGAATTGGCAGATAAGACCCTTGACAAGATTGCTTGTAATGATAAGCAGGTCAGAACCATTCTTGAAGAATGCATTGGTTCTTGTTTCTATCGGTCAAACACTTTGGGTGGTGGAAAAGCCTTCATTCTGACAGGTGAAGGTTCAAACGGAAAATCAACTTTTATTGCAATGGTTCAGCATCTTCTGAATGAAGATAATATTTCAGCATTGGATTTGAAAGAACTTGACCAAAAATTTCAGAATGCAGCACTATTTGGGAAATTGGCAAACCTTGGTGATGACATTAGTGATGAATTCATTGTCAATGCATCAATCTTCAAAAAGTTTGTCACAGGTGAAAGGGTTCAAGTTCAGAACAAAGGTGAAAAACCTTTTGACTTCAACAATTATGCAAAATTCTTGTTTTCTGCAAACAACATTCCAAGAATCAAGGACAAGACCGGTGCAGTATTAAGAAGATTGTTGATTGTTCCCTTCAATGCAAACTTTACCAAGGATGACCCTGACTATGATTCAGGCATCAAATACAAACTTGAAGAACAGGAAGTCATGGAATATTTGATTGTTCTTGGAATTGAAGCATTGAAAAGGGTTCTTGAACATGGATTCACTGAATCAGACAAAGTTCAGGAACAGTTGAAGGAATATGAAGAAACAAACAACCCCATCATTGGATTCTTTGATGAAATGCAGATGGAAGAATTTCAGATTGAAAATGAACAGTCTGACAAGGTATTCAAAAGGTATAAAGAATATTGTCTTGCAAACAACTTCAATCCTATGTCAAAGAATGAGTTTTCAAGGCAGCTTTGCAGAAAACTTGGAATGACCACAAAAACCAAGAAAATCAATGGCAAAGTTTACAGAATATATGTGAAAAACTAAAAAGAAAGGACTTGAAAAATATGAATGCAGTTGAAAAAGATGTCAATGAATTGATATTCAAAGAATTGAACAGTGCAAATGAAAAACATCCACTGTTTTCTTCACCCCATCATGGATATGCAGTCATTAAAGAAGAAATTGAAGAAGTGATGGATGGTATGAATATGATGCTTGAAGTGTTTTCAAATGCTTGGTCAGGCATCAAGAAGGATGAAAATGTGTTTGAACAAATCAAAGCAGTCAGAGAAATTGCAAGACATATTGCAACAGAATCAATTCAGGTGGCTGCAATGTGTGACAAATACAATATGTCACTTGCAGGTGATGGTGGTTGTGATGGCAAAGAATAGTCCATTTTATAATCAAGAAGGTTATCCAGACCCTACTGCATACGAAGGAACAAAGGACATCATCAGAACAGAAGCAAAGATTGAAAAGAAATGCAGTTTTTTGATTGATGTTTTGAAGTTCATTATCAGGGAATCAGGATTTGAACTTCTGAACCGCATTGAATTAAAACATATTGAATCAGGGAAGGTGTTCAAATGACAAAACAACAGATTTTTCCAACAATTTTGATTGTATTACAATTTTGTGCATCCTTCCCATACCTTGCATCAGGAAATTGGAAAATGGCGGTTTATTGGTTTGCAGCTGCGGTTTTGAATGCTGCGGTGACATATTGAAAGGTTGTGATTTGATGATATATTCAGGTAGAGAAAAAGAAATCGTTGAAAGGGCAAGAAAAGGTGTTGAAAATAGCACTGCGGAATCTTGTGAACATCTTCTTGTGAAGGTTCTTGATAATTTGACAATTTCAGAAACAGAACTTCTTTCGTTGAAAGCAGTTCTTCATGGTTGTAATACCAACAGAAAACTTGTTGGAAGTCATTTTGTTCATAACATTCATGATTCTGAAAACCGGAAGGAAATTTCTTTTGAAAAGGCAATCCAAAATGTGATGTTACTGATTGAAAGATTGGAAGGTGATGCAAATGAAAATTCCTAAAAAGTTGAAGATTGGTGGCAAAGTTTATGATGTTGAAATCACAGACAAATTGAACATGGGTTCAATAAATTATTCAGGTGAAATCATGTATCAGGATTTGGTCATCAGAATTTGTCCTTCTGCACAAGGAAAGATGGAAGCTGATTTTCTGCATGAAATGTTGCATGGTATATTTGACCATTTGGGATATGTCAATCATGATGAAAAGAAAATTGATGAACTTGCAAATGCTTTGTATATGGTGATTCAGGATAACCCGGAAGTTTTTGAAGGGGTTGATGTGAAATGACCTATGAAGAAGCAAAAGCAGAACTGAATGATTTTGAAGGTTTTTGTCACATGGCTTGTAATAGTTGCAGAAGTGAATGGTATTGTCCTTCATATTGTGATGTTCTTGAAAAGGCATCCAAGATGGACTTTGACCGAATCATCAAATGTTATGCAAGAAATGATGGTGAGATGTGGAAGGTGTTCAGATACATCAAATATTGTAAAAGGTAACACATAAAACACTGCATCTGTTACCGCTTGAAAACCGCATAAAATCAGCAGTTGTTGTGGTTGTGGTAACAGGTAACACATAATTCTTTTTTACTTCAATAATTGATAAAAATTATATGTAAAATTTTTGATGTTCGCTAAAAAATAAAAATATAAGAATATAGGTGTTACCTGTTACCCGTTACCTGAAAATTTTGAAGAAAGGATTGATGAAATTGACTGCAAAGCAGTATTTGAAACAAGGTTATAAACTGAATGAACTGATAAATTCATATATTGAAGAACTTGACCAATTAAGGGCATTGTCAACAAGTATTTCTTCACCGAGTGTGTCAGATATGCCATCAGGCGGTTCAGGAAACAAAGAACCTGCATTTGTCAAGGCAATCATGAAGATTGTTGAACTTGAAAAGAAGATAAATGACAAAATTGACAAGTATGTTGATTTGAAGAATGAAATTTCAGAAACTATTGAACAGTTGAGCAATACAGAAGAAAAGGTTCTGTTGCGGTGCAGATACATAAATTTTTATACATGGGAAACTATATGTGAAAAATTGAATGTGTCTATGCGAACAGTTCACAGAATCCATGCATCAGCACTTCAAAATGTAAAATTGCCAAAATAGTTTGAAAATTGGCACAGTGTGTCATACATTGCTATTGTATGCCATTTATAATGTGATATAATTAGTATAATCAAAAAATTGCACAAAGGGTTTTGTGATGACTTCCCCACAGACCCAATGTGCAATTTTTATTTTCACAGAAAGGCAGGTGTTGCAGATGACCGCAAGGCAACAAAGATTTGCAGATGAATATTTGATTGACATGAATGCTGAACAGGCTGCAATTCGTGCCGGATATTCAGAAAAGTATGCAAGGGGTAATGCTCACAAATTAGTTGCAAATAGTGGCATTCAAGAATATATCCAAAAAAGAATGGCTGAAAAGGATTCTGAACTGATTGCAACACAAGATGAAGTCCTTCAAACCTTGACTGCAATCATGCGAAGGGAAAAGAAGGAAGTCATTGTTGCATCACATAAAGTCAGAAAATCATATTTTGATGAAGAAGGCAGGAAATGTGTCAATGAAGAAGAAGTTCCGGTGATGGTTGAAATTGACACAAAAATTTCAGATGTCAACAAGGCTGCTGAACTGCTTGGAAAAAGATATGGTCTTTTCAGTGACAAAGTAAATGTGGAAAGCACACAAAAGGTTGTGATTGTGGATGACCTTGATGAATGATGCAGTTTTCAAAATGTCAGACTTTGTTGGTGGTGGATATAATGAATTTTGGAAGTTCAAAGGTAGATACCGAATTTGTAAAGGTTCAAGAGCATCCAAAAAATCAAAAACCACTGCACTATGGTTCATCAGCAACCTTTCCAAAAAGAAATACAGTGCAGCAAACCTTCTTGTCATCAGAAAAACATTCAGAACATTGAAGGATTCCTGTTTCACTGAATTGAAATGGGCAATCAATAGATTGGGGATGCAGAACACATGGATTCCCAAAGAATCACCCCTTGAAATTGTAAATGTTGAAACAGGTCAAAAGATATATTTCAGGGGTTTGGATGACCCTTTGAAGGTAACATCAATCACAGTTGACCAAGGTGTTCTTTGTTGGTTGTGGATTGAAGAAGCCTATGAAATAATGTCAGAAGATGATTTCAACACAATTGACGAATCAATTCGTGGTGAAGTTCCGGAAGGGTTGTTCAAACAAGTGACAATGACATTCAACCCTTGGAATGAACATCATTGGATAAAGAAAAGATTTTTTGATGCTGAACCTGACCCTGATATTCTTGCAATGACAACAAACTATTTGTGCAATGAATGGTTGGATGCAGCAGATAAAAAGATTTTTGAAACCATGAAGAAGAACAATCCAAGAAGATACAGAGTGGCAGGTCTTGGTGATTGGGGTATTGTTGATGGTCTTGTTTATGAGAATTGGAAGGAAGAAGCCTTTGTTCTTATGACCAAGAAAGAATTCAATGATATGAAAGAAAATGAAAGACCTGACAATGTGGTGTTCTTGGATGATGTTCAGAATGGTCATGGACTTGACTTTGGATATACCAATGACCCATCAGCAGCATTCATTGGTTTTGTTGATATAAAAAATTCAAAAATCTATGTTTGGGATGAAATGTATGAAAAAGGTCTTTCAAATAAAAAGATTTATGAAAACATTTCCAAATTGGGATATTCCAAAGAAAGATTCACCGGTGATTCAGCAGAACCAAAAAGCATTGATGAATTAAAGGGTTACGGATTGAGAATCACCGGTGCAACCAAAGGCAAAGACAGTGTGAACAATGGCATTCAGTGGATTCAGGATTGTGAAATCATCATTCATCCAAGATGTGTGAACTTCCTGACCGAGATTGCAAACTATACATGGGACAAAGACAAATTTGGAAACAAATTGAATGTTCCAATTGATGATTTCAACCACTTAATGGATGCCATGCGTTATGGTCTTGAAAAATACATCAAGAAGAATGGTTGGATGTATTAGTATCATATTAGTAACAAATAACCCTGATTTCCTTGGAATGATGGGTTTTTGTATATATTACTTCATAAAGAAAGGCGGTGAAAAAGAATGCTGAAAGAAAATGAAATCTATAATCTGATTCATGAAGATGCTATCAGTGCAAGGAAACAATCAGCATCAGTTGGTCAAAGGTATTATGAAGGCAAACATGACATTCTGCATTATAAATTGTATTATTACAATGCAGATGGCAAGTTGGTTGAAGATGAAACAAGAAGCAACATCAAAATATGTCATCCATTTTTCACCGAATTGGTTGACCAATGTGTTCAGTTTATGTTGTCCGGGAATGAACCTTTTGTCAAGTCTGATATTCCTGAACTGCAAACTGAATTGAACAAATATTTTGGTGAAGATTTCAAATCTGAATTTGCTGACACCTTGACTGACACTTGTGCAGGTGGTTTTGGATATATGTATGCATATAAGAATATTGATGACAGAACTTCATTTGAATTTGCTGATGCAATGGGTGTTGTGGAAGTCAGAGCAAAGGACAGTGATGACCATACAGAATATGTCATTTATTGGTATATTGACCGCATTGACAAAGGCACAAAGAAGGTCAAAAGAATTCAGGTATGGGATGCAAAACAAACCACATATTTTGTGCAGATAGATGATGGAAAGATTGTCAAGGATGAAGATGAACCAATGAATCCAAGACCACACATCCTTTATACAAAGGACAATGATGATTCTTTGTATTATGATGGATTTGGTTTCATTCCCTTCTTCCGTATTGATGCAAACAGAAGACAGAAAAGTCATCTGCATCCAATCAAAGATTTGATTGATGACTATGATTTGATGGCTTGCGGTCTTTCAAACAATCTGCAAGATGTCAGTGAAGCATTGTATGTGGTCAAAGGTTTTCAGGGTGATAACCTTGAAGAAATGATTCAGAATATCAAGGTCAAGAAACATATTGGTGTTGAACCTGATGGTGATGTGGATGTCAAGACAATTGACCTTCCATATAATGCACGAATGAACAAACTTGATATTGATGAAAAGAACATATACAGGTTTGGAATGGGATTCAATTCTGCACAATTGGGTGATGGCAATGTGACCAATGTGGTCATCAAATCAAGATATGCACTTCTTGACCTGAAATGCAATAAACTTGAAACCAAGGTCAAATCCTTCTTGAAGAAGTTGACAAAAATTGCATTGCAGGAAATCAATGAACTGAATGGCACTGATTATCAGTTGTCAGATGTGTATTTTGAATTTGAAAGAATTGTCATGACCAATGCATCAGATAATGCACTGATTGAAAAGACAGAAGCAGAGATTCAGCAAATCAGACTGACAACAATTCTGAATGCAGCTGCAAGGCTTGACAATGACACTGTTCTTCATGCGATTTGTGAACTGTTTGAACTTGATTTTGAAGATGTCAAAAGCAAAATTGAACAGAATCCGGTTGTGGATTTGAATGGTGCAAGTGAAGCACTATTGAATGCACCAATTGATGATTCAGGCGGTGATGGTAGTGAATAAAAGACAGAAAGAAGTTTTGCAATTAGCACTGCAAGATGAAGATGCAGTTTTGAAGGCACTTGAACACAATTACACTGTTGCACTTGCTGACATCAAAAGGAATATCAGAGAACTTCAAGCAAATCCCCTGACCCAATCAAAAGCATATCAATTGGAATTTCAAAAGCAATTGGAAAGTCAGGTTTCCGGAATCCTTGACAATCTTCAAGGAAAGAACTTTGCATCAATTGCTGATTATCTCAATACATCATATATCAATGGATTCATTGGAAATATGTATGATATGCAAGGACAGGGTGTTCCCTTGATTATTCCTATTGACCAAAAGCAGGTGTTGAAAGCAGTTCAAAAGACAGGTGATAATTTCAAACTGTCAAAGAAACTTGGTGGTTCTGTTACAAAGTTGAAGAAACAGGTGCAATCAGAACTGACAAGGGGTCTTGCAACACAGTTGTCTTATATGGACATTGCAAGGAACATTTCTGATTATGGTATTGCTGACATGAACCGGGCAAAGAACATTGCAAGAACAGAAGGTCACAGGGTTCAGAATGAATCAAGATTTGATTCAATGAGAGCTGCAAAGGAAAGGGGTGCTGACATTGTAAAACAATGGGATGCAACACTTGATGGTGCAACAAGAGAAGAACACAGACTTCTTGATGGTCAAATTGTTGAAATTGATGAAGATTTCACAATTGATGGTTATTCTGCACCTTATCCGGGCGGTTTTGGTGACCCATACATGGATTGTCATTGCAGATGTGCAGTTCTGCAAAGGGCAAGATGGGCGGTCAAAGATGAAGAATCATATCAGAAATGGAACAATGAACAAGGTGGATTTATCAAATGCACCGGATTTGAAGATTTCAAATCACAGTATTTGAAAGCAACCAAACAATAGTTTGATTTGAGCATCCAACAAAGGGTGCTTTTTTCATACCTTCTTCAAAAGTCAGAAGTAAAACAGAGCATTCAAAAGGCAAGATGTAACTTGTAAAAATCATATTTTTGAAAGGTGGTATTTAGACCATGACATTACAGGAAATTTTGAAGGCAAAGGGTTTGTCTGATGAAGATGTTGAATCTGTCATTGGTGAAATGAAACAGAATAAGATTTTCACCGCAACAGAAGAAAACCTTGACATCAGATATGGCAAATTGAAAGGTGATTTTGATAATCTCACCAAGAAAGATGCTGAATCAACACAGTTGATTGAACAGTTGAAGAAAAGCAATGCCGGCAATGAAGGACTTCAACAGAAAATCACTGAATATGAAGGCAAGATTCAGAACTTGGAACAGGAATTGCAACAGACAAGAATTGAATCTGCTTTGAAGGTTGCTTTGCTTGAAGCAAATGTGACTGATGTTGATTATCTTGCATTCAAAATCAAGGAAAAGGGTGAAGTGGCACTTGGTGATGATGGCAAAATCAAAGGTATTGATGACACCATTGCAGCACTGAAAACACAGTTCCCCCAACATTTCACATCTGAATCCAAAAAGAAGATTGATGAAAACAAACTTCCGGGTTCTGATGATGGTCATGAAGGTATGACCAAAAAAGACCTTCTGTCAAAACCTTATGCGGAAAGGCAGAAGATTTTTGCTGAAAATCCTGATTTATTCAGGGAAGTAATGAATTCTTAAAAGAAAAATTTGAAAGGTAAAGGTGATTTATTATGGCAGTAACAATGATGAAAAACATGATTAACCCGGAAGTTATGGGTGCAATGATTGAAGCAAAGGTTGAAGCCCTTGCGAAACTGACACCTTATGCAAAGGTTGACACAACCCTTGTTGGTGTTCCCGGTGACACAAAGACAGTTCCTTGTTGGAACTATATTGGTGATGCAGAAGATGTTGCAGAAGGTGCAGAAGTTGGTCTTTCGCAGTTGACCGCATCTTCCACTGAATTCACCATTAAGAAGGCAATGAAGGCAGTTGGTATCACACAGGAAGCAGTCAACAGTGGTCTTGGCAATCCTATTGGTCAGGCTGAACATCAGTTGGCAAAGGCTATTGTTGGCAAGGTTGACAATGACCTTATTGATGCAGCATACACATCCAAAAATGAGTATGATGGCACAGGTGATGTGATTGGTTATGCCGGAATTGTCGGTGCAGTCACAAAGTTTGAAGATGAAGAAGATGGAATTGACAAGGTGATGTTCATTCATCCTAAACAGGAAGCACAGTTGCTTGTTGACCCTGACTTCATTTCTGCTGATAAATTTGAAGCAGGTGTTGCGGTTCGTGGTTCTATCGGTAAGATTGCCGGTTGTTGGATTAAGAAGTCCAAGAAAGTTATTCTTGATGAAGGTGTTTACATGAACCCTGTTATCAAACTTGAACCGGATTCTGCTGAAACAGAATACACAGAAGATGAACTTCCTGCACTCACAATCTTCTTAAAGAAGGACACTTCCATTGATGCAGAATGGTTTCCTAAAAAGCAGCAGACAGACATCACCGCTTGCAAATATTATGGTGTTGCACTCACAAATGCTGCAAAAGTTGTCATTGCAAAGTTTGCGGAAGCTGCACAGGGTTAAGAAATTAGACCCATCACCGGCAATGGTGGTGGGTCTTTGATTTCATAATGAAAGGGGTGCATCTGTTTGATAATCAATGTTGAAGAATTGATGAATATGCCTGAATTCAATGGATTGTCTGAAAGTGTTCTGAAAAGAAAACTGAATGCAATTGAAGGTCTTATCAGAGCATACACCAACAACAATTTTCAAAATCGGTCAATTCGTTTTTATGCACCTTCTTCTGATGCGGTTTTGCAGGACACTTTCAATCTTTTGAAGGTTGGTGATACAGTTCAGATTGGTGAATCAATCAATGATGGATTGTATGTCATCACTGATATTGACAACATCAATGACACAATTGCATTGGACAAAGACTTGATTGATTCAGAAATGAACATGGTCACAAAAGTTGAATATCCGGATGCGGTGGTTGAAGGTGTCATCAACCTGATGATTTGGGAAGTTCAGAACCGGTCAAAGGTAGGAATTCAATCAGAAACACTTTCAAGACATTCAGTGACCTATTTTGCACAAGATGCAAACAACCAATTGATGGGTTATCCAACAACCCTTCTTGGATTTTTGAAACCATACACAAAGGCAAGGTTTTGAAAATGATTGGTGGAAATACAATGGCAGTGTTTCAGGTATATGATGCAGGTGAAAAAAATGCACAAGGAATCAGGGAAGGACAATGGGTTGATGTAGCATCCGCAAAAGGGTGGCTTGATTATTCGTCAGGGGATTCAAAATATACCCCATACAATGCGAAAATTCAACAGTCAACACATTTGTTCCTTTGTGATTTCCAATCCTTCCGGGGATTGTCCGGAAAGTGGGTTTGGGATTCTTTTGCATTTGCTCACAGTTCAATTTCATCTGTTGAGTTGGATGCAACAGTTGATGCAACAAGTGAAAATGCAAGAATGGTCATTGAAGGTGTTGTCTATGACATCATGGTAATTGATGACCCAATGAATTTGCATCAACACTTGGAAATCTATCTGAAACACACAGGTGGTCAAAGTGTCTGAAATTCAATATGAAGATAACAGGGTTCAGGTCAAAACTGAAATCCAAGATTCAATTCTTGCCTTCCTTGATGAAATTGGTGGTGAATTTGTTTCACAAACTGCAAGAAATTCAAGAGTGAAAACAGGTCAAACCAAGGGGTCATGGGATTATAGAGTTGATGAAGGAAACCTTGAAGTTTCTGTTGGTTCAGCACTTGAAAATGCCATTTGGGAAGAATTTGGAACAGGTGAATATGCACTTGAAGGCAATGGAAGAAAAGGTGGTTGGTACTATGTTGATGAAATGGGAAATGGTCATTTTACAAAGGGAAAAACACCAAACAGAGCCTTGCACACTGCAATGGAAACCTTGAAACCCAAAATTCAAACCGCTATGGAAGAAAAGTTGAAAGGGTTGAACTGATATGGAAGAAATGTTGACAGTCATCAATTCATTGATGGAAAGTCTTGGATTGAACTATGAATTTGAACGAATGACACAATCACCCCCAAAATACCCCTATTGGGTCGGTGATTACACAGAAGGTGAACCGGTGACAGAAGATGGTGAAGAACCTTTCACTTTCTTTTTGACCGGATTTGCAAGGGGAAACAGTGTCAGTTCTTTGAAAAAGGAAAGGACAAAAATCAAAGAGCATTTCAAGCATGGGATTTCAGTGATGGAATCCGGTGCAGCGGTGTCAATATCATTTGGCGGTTCGTTTTCAACACCGCTTGAAGAAAATGATTTGAAAAAGTGTCAAGTGACACTTCAAATAAAAGTATGGAAAGGACAATGATATTATGTATAGTGAATTCACAAATCATGGTGTTACCGAAGCAACACCAAAAGAAATCTTGCTTGGTGCAGGCACTATTCACAAGAATCTGAAATTTGATGCACAAACAAAAAAGTGGAACATCAAAGAATCACTTGTTGGTGCAACATCAGGTGGAAACAAAGTGTCGATTGTTCCGGAAGTCATCACAGTTGAAGTTGATGGTGCTTTGGTCAAGGTTATGGGTCTTGACTTCAAACAGGGTGAATCTGCAAAGATTGAAACCAATTTGGTTGAAATTACACCTGAACTTCTTAAAACAACAGTCATTGGTGAAATTGTTGACAGTGGTGTTGAAGGATATAATCTGATTGAATCAAAGGCAAACATTGAAGCAGGTGACTATTTTGGGAATGTTGCCTTTGTTGGTAAAAAGACAAACGGAACACCCATCATCATCATTCTTGATAATGCACTTTGCACATCAGGTTTTGAAGGTGAAGGAAAGAACAAGGACAAAACTGTTGTCAAAGTCACATTTGAATGCACACAGAAGATTGGTGCAGATTTGTCAAAACTTCCTTATCATATTTACTATCCAACACCTGTTGATGCCCCTGAACAGGCAAGTGTTGAAGGTGAAAATGCAGAAGGTTAATTGAAAGGATTGGTTGAACATGGCTGAAAATACAAACATTGAAGCTGCTGAAACAGTTTCAGAAAAACTTTATACATTCAGAGAACTTGGTGCAACAGACATTGCACCTATGTGCAAAATAATTGGTAAAATTGGTATTCCTGAATTTGGCAAATGCTTTCAGGCTGACAGTGTTTTGAACCTTGTCAATGAACTGAAATCAAAGTCAAGCAAAAATCTGACTGACATTGCCGGAATTCAGGTCATGTTGGAAATTGCAACTGTTGTCATCACACACATTCCTGATTGTGAAGATGATATTTTTGGACTGCTTGCAAGTGTCAGTGGACTGACTGTTGATAAAATCAAGACCTTCAAACTTGCTGAAATTACACAGATGATTGTTGACTTCTGCAAGAAAGAGGAATTCAAGGATTTTATCAAGGTTGTTTCAGCATTGTTCAATTAGGATTCATCAAAACAATGGACTTGCTATTCAAAAGATATGCAAGTCCATTTTTGATTATTGACCAAATGTTGGTGGTTGGAAGGTTCTTTGATTTTATCAAGGAATTGCATGAAATCATAGATGAAGAAAAGACTTGGGAATTCTATCTTCACAAGATATATCAGGCATCTTTTGATGAATTCAAAGAAGGAATGCAGTCACAACCTGAAAACCATCAAATGTCATTGAATGATATTGAAACAACAGTAAATGATACAATTTCAATTTTGAATAATTTTACACCTGAAAACTTATAAGAAAGGGGGTTGAAATCTTGGAACTATTCAAATTGTTTGGAACAATAGCAGTTCAGAATTCTGATGCAAATTCTGCCATTGATGAAACTTCTGACAAAGCAAGTTCATTCAGTGAAAAACTGACATCAGGAATTTCCACTGCTGCAAAATGGGGAACTGCCATTGTTGGTGGTGCAACAGTTGCGGTTGGTGGATTGGTGAAGTTTGCAGAATCATCCGCATCTTCTGCTGATAGAGTTGACAAACTGTCACAGAAGATTGGTATTTCAAGAACTGCTTTTCAGGAACTTGATTTCATCTGTTCGCAAAGTGGAACATCTGTTGAAACCTTGCAAATGGGTATTAAGTCACTGACAACCGCAATGGATGGTGCAGCATCAGGAACTGCAACCAATGTGGAACAATTCAACAGACTTGGTGTTTCTGTCACAGATTCTTCCGGAAAGTTAAGGTCACAGGAAGAAGTCATGTGGGAAACAATGGCTGCACTGCAAGGCATGGACAATCAGACCGAAAAGGCAAGACTTGCAACAGAATTGTTTGGAAGGTCCGGAACAGAGTTGATGCCATTGCTGAATGGTGCATCCGGTTCTATCGAAGAAATGAAACAACAGGCACATGAACTTGGTCTTGTTCTTGATGATGAACTGATTGACAATGGTGTTGAACTGACTGATTCACTTGACCAAACCAAAAGGGCGTTTCAGTCAATTATCACACAATTGGGTGGTGCATTGATGCCTATTGTCACAAAAGTTTCTGACTATATACAAAAGGCAATGCCTACAATTCAAGGTTTGATTGAAAGAATAGGTCCGGTCTTGACAACAATGCTTGATTCAATGTTGCCCCCATTGATGGATTTGGTTGAACAAATCTTCCCAATCCTGATTGGTTTGATTGAAACCCTATTGCCCCCATTGACTAATATTGTCAATGCAATTTTACCGGTCATCACTAATCTGTTGACAATGTTATTGCCCCCAATTGTGCAGATTGTGGAAATGATTTTGCCATTGCTGATTAGTTTGATTGAACCGCTTTTGCCATTACTTGAACCCATTTTGGGATTGTTACAACCCATCATTGATGTTCTGTTGATTTTGCTTGAACCTTTGGTGCAGTTGTTAAATGTAATCTTGCCCCCATTGATTACAGTCATCACCGCTATTGTGAACACTATTGTTGCAATTCTTCAACCTTGTCTTGAAGGCATCAAAACTGTCATTGGTGGTGTTGTTGATTTTGTCAAGGGTGCATGGGAAAAAATCACCAACTTTGGTGAAACCTTGAAAGGTGGATGGCAAACAGTAAAGGAAAAAGCAGGTGATTTGAAAGATGGTGTTGTTGAAAAGTTTTCTGCATTGAAGGACAAAGCAGGTGAACTTTGGGGCAATATCAAAGACAAAGTTTCAGAAAAGTTTTCTGCATTGAAAGACAAGGCGGTTGAAATTGGTGGAAACATCAAGGACAACATTTCAGAAAAGTTCAATGCAGTGAAGGACACAATGTCAAATGTGATGCAATCTGCAAAAGATGTTGTTTCTGAAAAATTGTCAAATATGAAACAAGCATTTGAAGAAAATGGTGGTGGAATCAAAGGAATTGCATCAGCTGCAATTGAAGGTGTGAAGGGTTACTTCACCGCAGGATTTGATTTCATCAATAATCTAACCGGTGGAAAGTTGAATGCCATCAAAGACAAGTTTTCAAGCATTTTTGACAGTGTGAAAAATGTTGTCCACAATGCAATTGAAACCATCAAATCCAAGTTCAACTTCTCATGGTCACTTCCTAAACTGAAACTTCCACATCCAAAAATCACAGGAAAATTCAGTTTGAATCCCCCTTCTGTTCCAAAATTCAGTCTTGAATGGTACAAGGAAGGTGGTATCTTAACAAAACCAACAATCTTTGATTATAACCCGGCAACAGGTAAAGCAAAGGTTGGTGGTGAAGCAGGTGCAGAAGCAGTTGCACCAATTGATGTTCTGCAAGGTTATGTTGCAGATGCGGTTGCAAGTCAGAATGGTGGTCTGATTCAGGTTATTGAACAGATGTTCAGTAAATTGTTTGATATTCTTGAACAATACTTCCCTGAATTCGCA